GGATTAGGGCTATAATATAAATTTTCATAACCCATATCAATTACTTCTTGTATAGCAGCCCAACCAATATTAGCATTTTCAATTACAAGTAATGCTTTATTATATTCAGTTGCTATATTATATAATATACGTCCAAAATCTTTTGTTGGTACTTGGTCTTTAAATTCAGCTACTTGTGTACAATTTTCAATATCTATAATATGAAACGCTGAATAGTCTTTTGAGTCACCTCTTGCTACGTCAGCTACAACCATATATTGTCTTGTATAATCTGGATATTCCCAAACCCATAAACTACTATTCATGCCCCTTTTTTCTAGGGGATCTTTAATCATTGTAGTTTCAATAAGATTTAATATTTCAGGTGGGAAAACTGTATCACCAGAGGTTGTAAAATCGCAGTCGCATTCTTGTGCTGCCATTCTATCCCCTAATTCATCGTCTTGTTTATCTCTCCATTCTTGGTTTCGTTCTGGGTGTACAGTCCATGGTAATCTAATAGGCGTAAATCCACTAGTACCGTCTTGGGCTTTAGCCCACATCCGATGAAACCAGTTACCAGTACCGTTTGGTGTAGATAATACAATTGCTCTACCACCAGTTGCAAGTGTTTGCTGTGCTGAACCCCAAATTTCTTCAATTCTATTTTCTTCAATAAATGCGGCCTCGTCAATTACTAGAAGTGAAATTGCTTCTGATCTACCAGCATCACCTGCTGCAGATACTGCTTTAATTTGAGACCCATTTTTAAGTCGCAGTGACAGTCGGTTATTTTCCATTGTAGGTAATTTTAACCAACTAGGTAACTGATCATACATAAATCGTACTTTAGTTACTAGGTTTTTTGCTGTTTCTTGCTTTGTGGCGATTACAAGGATGTTTTTATCCTTTTGAAATAACATCATGTGTAAAGCTATACCTGCTGAAAGTGTCGAAATGCCAAGCTGTCTTGATTTTAGAATTACTGATTTATCGTGTTTGTTTAGTAGTCCTAATACTTTTTCTTGGAATGGGTATAGGTTAAACTGTGTTCTACCCCTTGTTGGGTGTTGAATCCAGCAATATTTTTTCATAAAATAAACAGGATCGCTTGCTGATTTGACAAATTCCTGTTTTATAATTGCTTTAATGTCTGCCATCGTATATACGTAGCTAAAAAGAAAGGGGACCGAAGTCCCCTTAATTTTAATATTTGGTTAAATTAGTATTATTTTTTTTCTATAGTGATACTATAATAAGTTCCACTCTTTCCTCCTATATCTAATACTGGAAGTTTTGATTTCATTTCATCCGCTAAATCTTTTCTAAAAGGCATATACACTGTAAAGAAATCTTTACCATCAAACTTACCTCCTGCTTCATTATTCCAGATATATGCTATTTTATCATCATCAATATCCGATACTCCTTTAAATTTACTTGCTTTGTCATCTCCTTCATTACCCGTTGATACCATTTCTACTTTTAATCCTTTACTTTCTAAGTATGATTTGGCATCCCCAGCTTGAGCTTCATTTAAGTTTAGTTTTTGTTTTAATTCGCTTTCAGTAATTAAACCAGCTAATTTTTGCATACGAAGTGTAGATTCATTCATAGTAGGTTTTAAACTATGAACATTTTTAAGACCTGCAAATTTTTCATTACTTTCTTCTAATTCAACTTCATTTTTTTCATCTTCATCTGCTTCAGGTTCATCTTCATCATAAAATAGTTTATCACCTATAGACTGGCCAAGACCTGTTGCTGCTGCCGTTCCTAAAGCCATTAATGCTGGAGCTACTTCTTCAATTTCACCACCTTCTTCATCAACTACTTCTTTTGATTTAGAACCCATTTTAGCTCTTTCTTTTTGGAGTTTGGCTTGAGTTCTTTCAAGTTCTTTAAGTTGTTTACGAACTTCTTTAACAGCTTTTTTATCCATCATTTCAGAAAACTCATTATCTTCATCAATACGAGTTAAGCGACTATTTGTTTCTTCAATCATTTCAGCAATAGCTGCTAATTTAGTTTCAAGAGCGGCAATGCGTCCTCGATTTTCGATTTCTTTCATCTTTTTAGCTAATGGACTTTTAGCTTCTTTGATTATTTTTTTAATGTATTTTTCTAATTCACTCATGGTGTTTGTATTTTCTTTTATAGTTTCTGCTAATGGATCGCTTAAATCTATTCCACCACCTAATCCAAGTCTTTCTAAATCGGCCATTGGGTCATCAGTAGGTTCAAATTCTGCCCCTGCTGCTTTTCTACCTCTAGTTTCAGGTGCATCAGGATCACGATCTGGTGTTAATGATTTTTTAAGCACAGAAGTTAAAGTAATTAAACCTTTCATTTCTAATGCTTTTAAAAATTTATTTGCTTGAGCGGGACTACTATAAGAAGTAGCCGCAATTACGTCTTTTGAAGTAAAGCCTTCAGGCTTAAGCATTGCTGTTGCAAGTGCTTTCATTTCTTCTGGTGTAAAGCGCTTTTTAGGACGCTTTTGTCCTGGTGATTTATATGTTTTTAAAACATCATTTACGCGTTGCATAAATTGAAGTACATCTTTTAGACTTGCTTCTTGGCTTAATTTAAAAACGTTAGATGTACGAGCCATTTCTTCCATAGGATCACCCATGTCGTCATACATTTCTCCATCCATTTTATCGAAGGCAAAATCATCTTCTTCAGGACGCGAGTCAGCAGCCACCATTTCTGGTGACATATTCATTTCTTCTAATGCAGCTTCAATTTCTTCAAGTATAATCTGCTTGATTTCTGTTTTATTCATTTTGCAAAATATTGTTGTTAACAGCAATAAATATACAAAGATTACTCAGGAAGCGTATAATCGAGTGCTTGAATAAGAAGAATGGTGCCTAATATACCCCCTGCAGCTCCTACTATAGGTTTATTATACCATTTATCAACTTGATTTAGGCGATCTAAGTGTAAGTCAATTTGCTCATTTAATAAAAGAATTTCTTGGTCCTTATAAAAAATAATTAAGCTATCTTGCTCAGTTAATAGTTCATGAAGTGCTATTTCATTTTCAAGCTGTTTAATTAAAACGGTTTTAATTGAATCTTGTGCTTCAAGGGTATCTAAAGCTAAGAAAAATTTTTCCAGCTCTACCGCTGGAATTTTAACAGTGTCTTGAACAGTACCTTGCCCAAATAAGCTTGATATAGTTAACCAAAATAATATTACAAATATATATCCTAATTTACTTTTCATTTTTTACCCCTATACTTTTTTTTAAAATTCTTAGTAGTTTTCTTAGCACTACTTGTATTTTTAACTTTAGATTTAGTATTAGTTACCTTTTTCTTTTGAGTATTAATTGCTTTTTTAGTTTCGGTTTTTTGCTTTTGCACATTTTCAGTCTTAGCTTTTACTTCTTTAACTTTAGCTTGGTTTTTCTTAACCTTTTTATCATACTCTTTTTTCTTTTTATTTTGTGTGCTTGCGATAGCTGCTGTGCCACCTAAAAGAGCCAATACACCCAAAACCCATTTCCATAATTTCATTATTTTTTGTGATTTATAGTTTTTAATATTTGTTTAATTCGTTCTTCAGTAGAACCTTTAATAGTAAAATAGACTGGTCTATATTTAAGTAATAATTTTTGAATAGATTCATCTATTTCTTTTCGATACGTAGCATCCGTTTCCCTAATCCCATTATCTTTAATGTCTATGCCCTCTGGTGGGATATAAAATATATAATCATACTGACTAACAAATCGACGAGCATATTCAATAAAAGCATCTGCGTCAATTACACTTGTATGAATAGCACATTCAGTAAAAGCCATTACATCAATAATAGTTCTATCTGTTAAGAGATTAGGTTGCATTAATTCAGTTACTCTTTCAGCTAAGAATATTGTTTGTCCCTCAATTGTTGTCTTATGGTTAAGAGGAATACCTAATGAGTTTAGGTAACCAACACTCATTGTTCCACATAATCCTATTTTCATCATCCTGCTTGTCTTTCTTTAAATCTTGGGTCTTTGAACCAAGGTAAGCCTTTACTACTTCTTTTAGCTTCCTTCCACTCATCTTCGGTATATTGAAAACCATAAATGTAATATTCTCTTTTTCTCATATCACCTTCAGGAATACGTGCTGGTCCTTCCCAATTATGTAATTTATTATCCCATATGTAAACAATAGTACCATCTGGTGATTTTAATTTTCTAGATTTAGGAAAGTCTTCTACTCCTCTAATTCTATTTTGCTCTTCAATCGCTCGAGCTTCTTTTAATCTTTTTTCTTCTTTTTTACCCATTTTCTTCTAATATTGATTCTGCAACATATGTACCTTGTGCTCCACTTACTGTAATACCCCTTGCTGAGAGAGCATCGCCTACGAAGTGGACATTTGGTATTTCTTTAAGTGATAAATTATTATAATCTACTAGTGGTTCTGGAGATAGATATTTTACTTCAGGCATATAAACCCCCCAATCATTACCTAGTGTAGGAAATACTTTAGTCATGTCTTCAATAAAATCTTCAATATAAACTGCATTGTCACCAATAGCATCATATAGTGGATCTAAACTATTTACTATTTCCGTTTTAACATACTCACCCTCACTTGTTTTAGATGGTACTCTATGGCTAGGTGAGTAATAAGTGCCAGTACCATTAACTTGAAGTTTTTTAACTGCTTCACGTGACCAATCAAATGGTTTATCTATACCTTTAATTTCCATTAGGATGCCAAAATTAGTCATATCATTGCGATATGCTTCATCTTTTTTAGCATGTCCATTATAGCTGTGATCACCATATGTTTCTTCTACAGCTACATAAGCAGCATTATTATTAGTACAGAATGATCTTAGTGATACACCTTTATCTTCAAATTTACGATATAATTTAAAATCATAACTAATATCAATCAATTTTTGAAAATGTTTTTGTGGTGCTTCAAAGCGTACACCAATTTGTACTGGTTTTGCTTCAGTAGGTAAATTATATTCTTCCGCTAATTGTTTACCAAAATCAATACCCGATTTACCTACACCAAATATTAGGCGATCGTAACAAGTAACATGTCTTAATCTCCTTTTATTTAATACAGAAAAAGATCTTACTTCTTGGTGGTCAAAACGAATGTGTTCTACTTTTTCATTCCACACAAATTTAACACCTTTATCACAAAGATAATCGTACCAATTTTTGCCAATTTCATGTAAATAATCAGTACCTACGTGCCATACTGGGAATAATCTTAAACCAAAATAAGGCTTAATAAATTCAGGTTCTGCAACAGGATTTGAACATTGTACTGCTTCTGGTTTAGGATGGAATCGTTTAAAATTCTCAATTACCTCGCTAAATAACGACATAGCTTTATCTTCACCACAATATTTGGACATATGTCCCCCAATTGAAGTGTGATATGTTAACTTACCGTCACTCCAACCTCCTGCTCCCATAAACCCCGTCATTACTTCTTCTGGTTTACGTTTATAGGGATCATTACCCATATCAATTATGGTAATTAATTCGCCAGAATAACCGTTATCTACTAATTTAGTTGCAGCGTTTACGCCCGCCACACCAGCTCCTATGATTACTATTTTTTCCATGTTTAAACTTAAGTTATTTAAATATACGAACATAAAGTGTGGCCTCCAAATGGAGGCCACAGCTCTCAGTTTAATTTTTTTCGACTGGCTATGAATCAGTCTGTACGTTATTACATATATTATTCTTGTTGATACTTAAAATTATCTTCAAAATCTCTCATAAGCATATTACCTTCTAAATATGCTTCTTTTTCCATATTTCTTAAATGATCATCATTTTGTGCATATTGAGGATCACTTGAATCGCCTAAATTTAAATCACCTCGTTCATTTTGTACGTGGTGGATTAATTCGTGGGCAAATGATCTAAGTATATCTTTAGGATGACGTCCTGTGATATATAATACTATTTTTAATTCTGAAGGGTCATAAAATGCGGTTCTCCCTAAA